TTCCTATTCGTGGTGATGGTCATGATGGTGAGGCATCAGTTACTTTTGTAAATGGAAAACCTACTTCAGTTCAGGTGACAAATGGTGGGGCAGGTTATACTTTTGCCACTCTTGATCTTGACAGTGTTGTAACTGGATCTAATGCAGTATTTACTGTCATCATCCCTCCTCCTGGTGGACATGGTGCTGATATTTACCGTGAACTAGGTGCTAGCAAAGTTCTAATTTATTCTAGAATTGAGAACTCTGATACGACAAATCCAGATTTCCCCACTGGTAATCAGTTTGCTCGAATCGGGGTTATTAAAAATCCTGAGGTCAATGGCACAACCAATTTATTGACTGCCTCAAGTGCTTCTGGTGTCTTTGGACTCCGTTTGGCAGGTGCTGCTACAAGCACTATGAGCGTTGCTGTTGATGGAGACATCATCCAAACAATCGGTGTTGGATCTACTGCTATTGGTAAGATTATTTCTTACGATCCAGTTACCAAATTCTTGCGGTACTGGCAGGATAGAGACCTTGCCACCAAATCTGACACGGGTCAAATTCCCACCTATGGATACCGTCTAAATAAATTTACGAGCAGTCCAGGTACTGGCGGTAGTGTCAACATTGTTGTCACAACTACTACTGGAACCGAGACCGTCGGAATTGAGACAACCTTCACAGGTGTGTCCACCACTGTGAACTCTAAGACTTACTACTTCGGTCAGTCTATCACTGATGGTCTTGCCTCGCCGGAGATCAAAAAATACTCTGGTGACATTATTTACATTGACAACAGACCTGAAGTAACCAGAGCTGCTAATCAAAGAGAAGATATCAAAATCGTTCTAGAATTCTGACATGCCCCAGAACACCAACCTAAACGTCAACCCCTATTTTGACGATTTTGATCCAAACAAGAAGTTTAATAGGGTCCTATTTAAACCTGGAACTCCGGTTCAAGCAAGGGAATTAACTACCCTACAGTCTATCCTACAGGATCAGATTGAGAAGTTTGGGCATCATATTTTCAAAGAAGGATCCATGGTTATCCCTGGATCGATCACTTATGATGATAGATATTATGCGGTAAAGGTAGAGTCTACATTTTTTGGTGTTCCTGTAGAACTGTATCTTGATCAAGTTGTAGGTCTAAAGATTCGTGGTAAGCAGTCTGGTGTAACTGCTGTTGTAAAAAAGGTTCTTACTGCTGCCAAATCCACAGAAGACGTAACAACTCTTTATATTAAATATCAAAAGTCTAATGGGGAAGACTTTGAAACTCAGAACTTTACAGATGGCGAGAATCTAGTAACTGAGGCAGACTTTACTTATGGAACCACCACAATTGAGGCGGGATCTGACTTTGCCACCTGTGTTTTAACCAATGCCACTGCCACCGGTAGTGCTTTCTCCGTAGAGGAAGGTGTATTCTTCGCACGCGGTGCTTTTATTCAAGTAGATACAGAAACTATTCTACTTGATCAATATGACAACACCCCATCATACAGGGTTGGATTCCGTGTTGTAGAGGAGATTGTAACTGCGGTAGAAGACTCTAGTCTTTACGACAATGCTGCTGGATTTTCCAACTTCACCGCCCCCGGTGCTGATCGTCTGAAGATTAGTCTAGTTCTATTCAAAAAAGAACTTGATAATTTCCAAGATCAAAACTTTATTGAACTCTTCAGGACTGATAGAGGAGAGATCAAAAAGATTGTAAAGAATACAGTCTACAGTGAGATTGCTAAGGAACTAGCACGTAGAACTCATGACGAGAGTGGTGATTATTATATTAATCCATTCCTGATCGAAGCAGAAGAAAGTTTAGAAGACAGATTCTCTCAATTTGGAGCATTCTTTTCTAATCAACAGACAGATGATGGTAATACTCCTAGTAAGGATATTGTTTCAATCAAGGTAGGTCCTGGTAAAGCATATGTACGGGGTTTTGAGGTTGAAACTCCTGGTGCCATCTATGTTGATGCTAACAAACCCAGAACAACTAGAAATGTAGAAGCGGAAAGTGTTCCCTTCCAAGCAGGCAATCTAATTCGTGTAAACAATGTATATGGTGGTGCTAGCGTAGGTATCGCAACCACTGGATATGTTGATCTTCGTAGTCAACGTCTAGGTTCTGACCTTGATGCTGCCGCAGGTCAATCTGTTGGTCGTGCCAGAGTTTATGACTATAAACTATCCGCAGGTGCTTATGCAAATGCGGCATCTACCTTTGACCTTTTCCTGTTTGACATTCAAACAGACACAGAAATTGTTCTAAATCAAACTCTATCACTATCTGCCCCCGCTGTAGTAGAAGGTAAGCGTTCTGGAGCAAGAGGTTTCCTAAGAACCCAAAGTGGAACAACTCTAACTCTACACCAAACTGCTGGTCAGTTCATGGTGGACGAACCCATCTCTGTTGATGGTGTAGATAACGGTAGAATTATTACATCAGTAAAAGAATTTGATATTACTGACGCTAAGTCTATTCGTCAGGAGGTTGGTGTCCAGACCTTTAGTGCTGATACCGTTCTAGAGGAAAGAAAGAAATATTCGCAACAATTCAACTTTAACTCCACTACACTAACCAGTTCTTCTGGCAATTGGTCTGTAGGTATTAAAGAGGGAGATATTATTTCGTATGTTAGTGGCAATGGTGGAACTAGATTCAACCGGGTTGCTGGCATTGGTGCTGATGGAAGCAGTCTAACTGTTGCCGCAGTTGAGGATGTTGCTGGTGTATGTGACGGTGATCTACCTGGCAATGTAAATGTTGCTGGTATTAGTGTTGTATCACCTAGACTTCGTGGATCGAAGAGTGGTTTCCTCTACGCAGAAATGCCAGAGAGTGCCATTGAATCTGTTGATTTGACTCGCTCAGATATCTTCATTCGTCAAGAATATCGTGGTAGAAGCACTGATGGTGATGGTCAAACTGATTTACCGTCACTAACAGGAACTGATTTTGTTTACGCTCCCTTTGATGAAGAGCGTTATACAATTGTGTATGGAGATGGTGTAATTGAGACATTGACCTCTGATCAATTCTCAATCACCAGTGGTGGTAAAGGTGCTACTATATCCGGACTAACCGCAAGTGAGTCTAATGTTGTCATTGTAACTACACAACAAAAAAATAAAGTTACTGCTAAGAATAAGATTTTGAGTCGCTGTCAAAGTCTTGTAGTGAATAAGTCTAAGTATGAATATTCTGGTGTCAGCACTGCTAATCAAGATGGTTTAGATTATAGCAATGCTTATGGTTTGCGTGTTCAAGACAGAGACATCTCACTAAACACTGCAGATGTGGTAAGAGTTTTAGCAGTATTTGAGTCATCATCTACTGCGGATCCAATTGTTCCTAGCATCACACTGTCAGATCTTAGCGGTCCTAACACGGACAATACTGATCTCATTTTGGGTGAGGCAATCATCGGTAATGTATCAGGTGCTTCTGCTACAGTTCTGGAACGTGATGGATCTAATGGTATCCGAATTGTTTCTGAAAACTCTGAAATTTTCATCAAAAACGAAGAAGTAACATTCACGGAGAGTGGTGTTGTTGGTAAAATCAGTTCTGCTTCTGCTGGCGATAAAGAGATTACTGCTAGTTTTATTCTTGATGGTGGTCAGCGTAACGAGTTTGTTGATTTTGGTAGGTTGGTAAGAAGGCAGAATGCTGCTGAACCATCTAGAAGGATCAAAGTATACTTTGATAAGTTTGTTGTTGAGTCTGACGATAGTGGTGAGATTGTCACCGCATCTAGTTACAGCGCCGATGTATACGATATCGTTCCTAGTTTTAATGGAACAAGAAATACCGATGTAATTGATCTAAGACCTCGTGTTGCAGATTATAGTGGTTCTCTGTCTCCATTTGAGTGGTTGTCCAGAAACTTCAGTGCTAATGGTCAATCAATTCCTAATGTTCTTGTAAGTGATGAGAACATTACGTTTGACTATAATCACTACCTTGGTCGTATTGACAGACTATTCCTCAATAGTGATACAACATTCACTCTTGTAGAGGGAACTCCTTCAATCACTCCGGCAATTCCAGAGGGTATTAGTAATTCGTTTGAACTTGCTGAGATTGTTTATCAACCTTATGTTTTCAATGTAGATACTGATATCACCATTGAGGATAAGTCTAATAAGCGTTATACGATGCTTGACATCGGTAACCTTGAAAATAGAATTGAAAACTTGGAGACGGTAACCACACTGTCTTTACTTGAGGCAAAAACCGAATCACTTACAGTTAAAGATCCTGATACGGGACTTGACAAGTTCAAGACTGGATTTGCTGTAGATAACTTTGGTACGTTTAATCTTGCTGACAAAACTGTTCCATCACTGAATTATGATATTGATAATAACACGATGGTTCCTAGATCAAACTTTGATAGTGTAGATCTATTAGTTGGGTCAGAGGCAATTATTGGACTACTAGGAACGCCCGATCCCACGGTTGACGCATTCTACGCCACTGACCTTGGTTCACCTAATCTGAAGAAGACGGGTGACAAGGTTACTATGAACTACTCTGAGGTTGTTGATTTTGATCAACCATTTGCTAGTAGAGCAGTAAATGTAAACCCGTTTGACGTTGTTACCTGGGCAGGTAAGATGTCCCTAAATCCTGCCGAGGATTATTGGGTAGAAAAACAATTTAAAACTGTCAATGGTGGATTTGGTGAGACTGAGGTTATCACACAGTCAGCATCTGTTCCTAAACTAAGATCGCAAAATATTGAATTTGTTGCGACGAGACTGAAACCATCTACTAAGATGAACAGTAAGTTCTCTAGTAAGGATATGTCTGCGGATAGAAAGTTGACTATCCCTAAACTTCTAGAGGTAACTCCGGTAAAGGGTGCCTTCCAAGTAGGTGAGACTGTACGAGGTGAAGGTGGTAATGCAGAAATTAAGTTCCGTCTTGCTTCACCTAATCATAAGGATGGTCCATACAATGCTCCTGTAGCATTCTTCAATACCAACCCATACAATAATACTGGTATTTCCTCATCCTACAGCGACACCACGACGCTACTAAACATTGACACCAAGAGTTTGACTCAAAAGTCAAATGAAACTTTCTATGGTCGTGTCGTCAAGGACATGAAACTTATTGGTGAAACTAGTGGTGCTGAGGCAACTGTTAGTCAGGTCCGTCTGGTTTCTGACGAGACCGGTGCTCTAGTTGGATCTATTCATATTCCTCCAACAGATCCAAACTTCTCAAATGGCACCAATCTAGCAGAAGTAACCGCAAAACCAAGCGGAATTCCTGGTATTCCTACGAGTAAAGCAAAAGCAAACTTTACATCAGAAGGAACTCTGATTACTCAGACGACAATCATAAGAACTCCGCCACCGCCGCCGCCACCGCCGC